GCGGCTTTCGTATTGAATCCGATCTGTCACTGCTATATCACGGCGATAGCGAATAATAACGCGGTGTAAAATCTCGGGCGTCAGCTGCTCATATTGGTCTACCGTCTTGGCGGTCAACGTCACGATCTTGGCCCAAACGGCGGCTCGGGTCACATAGATTGTTTCATAGCCTCCCTGATTGTCCGGTATCTTGGTTTCCTTCAGCAAGATGCAGCGGCAGTTCAGTTCTCCTGGATTCATACTGTCACCTACCAGAGATGCGCGCGGTACGGTGAAAGCAAAACGTACACAATGTTAGGAATGCTCTCCCCCGCGCGCTGTTCATAAAAATGGCCAACCAGAATGAGCAAGGCTTGTTTCACCGGGGTAGGTACTTCGCTTGGCAAACCAGCCTGCAAGTAATTCTCGCAGTGTTCTTTCGCCGCCAAGAGCAAACCAGCGAGAAGGGTGTTTTCCTCCTCGCCGTCAATGCGCAGGTATTCCTTGATTTCTGTCAGTGTCACCGGATCAGCCATGGCGTTACCCCATCAGCCCGGCCGCTTGCAGTTTTGCCAGCAGGGCGTTGAAATCCGTTTTCAGATCGGCAATGGTTGCCGCCGTGCTGTCTGCCTGATTGGCGGCGCGGGTAAGCGGAATGCCGTTCACGGTCAGTTCTCCCTCGGATGCGATCTCTAAGGTTCCGCCGACGATCCATTTTGCGCCGCCTTGCTCCGCATAGTTTTTCACGTTGTTCACTTTGCATCACCTACGCTTTCATCTGCAGTACTTTGATGGCTTCCGGCAAAATGAGCTTGCCGTCCACTCGTTGCGTGGCTTTGAAACCAACCTGGCCGGTAACCGCAAACAGTTCATTGAGCCGCTGGAAACTGCGGCCTTGGCGATCGGCAATCCAGTAGTAGCTGAAGTCGCCGAAGGCAATGGTTTTTGCCGCTGCCGCAAGCCCCGGGACATAGGCAGAGGTTTTCAACGGCTTGTTGAGTATAGTCTCCGGTTCGCCGACTACAACCGAAGGCTGCCAGAGATACTGGCCGTTGCCGTCTTTCAGCTTGCGGATGGCCTTGACGGTCGCGTCGTTAGTAACAAATACGGCGTTTTTGCGGTACGGCGACTTCAAGGAGTAGAACAGGTCCATAATTTCGTCAATCGTAATGGCCGTCGAGCTGGCGGTCGTGCTTCCCACTCCGGCGCCGCCCGTTGCATTGAAAATGCCGGTGGGCTTTCCGGTTCCATCGCCGACGAAGAAGGCTTCTTCCTCTTTCGCGCCAATGCGCCTAGCGAATTCTTTCGCAATATATTGTTCTAAGTTAAATACGCTGTCGTTGAGAAGCTCTTCGGATACCTTGATCAACGTCGCCAGTTTATGGGCGCCGATCGATACCTGGCCAAAGGCATCGTCCGATTCCGGAATAGCGCCTTCTTCATCCACCCAAGAAGCCGTGCCTTTGCTGGCCACCACCGGTATTTTCTTGTCGCCCGACGCCGTCGTAATCACTTTGGCCAATTGGCGAAACAGATTTTCCTTTTCCAGCGCTTCAATCAAGGTGCGCTCAAATTCGTCCGGCACCAGGTAGCCGCCTTCGGAGTCGGTTCCGACTTGCAGGGCGTTTTGCACATCAAAGCTGTTTTTATTCTTCATCGCTTTCCAGAAGGCCGCTTTGTATTCATTGGATGCCCGGCCGGTCTTTTCCGGTTCCTGGTGCTGGCTGGGTTTGTTCGTAATAGCGGTGGTCGTCGGTTTCGACATTTCAAGGTCCAGAACCGCTTGCCGTTCCAGGCGGTCGATTTCTTTGCCCAGGCTCACCACATCGGCTTCCATTTTTTCATAGGAAGCTGTATCTTCCGCCGACAGCAGGCCGTTTTCATTTCGCCGGGAATCTAAAAAAGCTTTGGTGCTGTCCCAAAGCTTGGCGCGCTTCTCGCGCAGTTCCAGTATTTTATTCATCATTCGTTCCTCCCGTTTTGCTATTTTAAAAGTTCGAGTCTCGTCAACAGTTCTTTGTGCGGCGTTCCCGCTTCAGGATTTGGCGCCTTCTCTTTATCCCGGGGAAGTTTGCGCAAAATCGCGTTGGTGACGGTCAAGCGGTCAAAAATAAAACCCTCTGCCGCGTCCTGTGTTTCAGGCACATAGAGGATTTTATCGGCAAAACCTAATTCCACCGCTTTTTGCGCGCTGAACCAGGTTTCCGCATCCATCATGCTGGAGATTTTATTGCGCGGCAGACCAGTGCGCTGTTCGTAGGCGTTGAGGATACTTTCTTTGACCTCATTCAGCAGCTTAATGCCGCTTGCGAGATCAGCCGCTTCGCCGAAGATGATGGTGGCCGGATTGTGGATCATCATCATGGCTACCGGGGACATCACAATTTCATCGCCAGCCATGGCGATCACGGATGCGGCGCTGGCCGCGATGCCATCAATCTTGACTGTGACCCTGCCCTCATATTCCTTGAGCATGGTGTAAATCTGGCTGGCCGCAAACACATCCCCGCCCGGAGAATTGAGCCAAACCGCGATGTCGCCGGCAGATGCCGTAAGTTCGGCCTTGAATTTTTTCGGGGTGATGTCGTCGTCAAACCAGCTGTCCTGGGCGATGTAGCCGTCAAAATATAGCGTCCGGCCCGCTTCGTTTTTTACCCAGTTCCAAAATTTTTTCATTGGCTTCCCTCCATTCCATTTGCGTTTCTTTGGGCAAATGCCCCCGCGTCAGCCAGCTTGGTCATGTTGCCGTTGATCAAATACAAGTCCCCGCCCAATTCGGCTGGTATCCGGTTCAGGTTTTCCAGTTCCCGGATGTCGTTAGTGGATAGCCAGCCGTTTTGTCGCCCTACGGCGTAGCCGTTCATCCGGCTCTGATAGTCGCCGCGAAGCAGCCCGTCCACGTTGAATTTTACAAAGTACTGGCGTTTTTCGCTTTCGCTGAACAAAGCCCGTTGCATCGCCTGCTCCCAGCGAATGACCCACGGATCCAACGTGTATTTTACAAACTCCAGTGACTGCTGTTCTATGTTAGAGAAGCTGGATTTCTCCAGATCGCCGATCATATGGGGCGGGATGCGAAAGATGCGAGCAATCTCGTTGATCTGGAATTTGCGCGTTTCCAAAAACTGCGCCTGCTCCGGCGGGATACCGATGCTTTGAAACTTCATTCCTTCCTCCAACACTGCCACCCGGTGGGCGTTGCCGCTGCCCTGGTATACGGCGTTCCAACTTTCCCGGATTCGCGCAGGGTCTTTGACAACCCCGGGGTGCTCCAATACTCCGCCGGGGCTTGCCCCGTTGGCGAAAAATTTAGCGCCGTATTCTTCCGTGGCAATCGCCATGCCGATCGCGTTTTTGGCCATGGCGATCGGCGAGTAACCAATCAGGCCGTCAAAGCCCAGCCCCGGAATGTGGAGGACTTCGTATCGGTTTAAACAATATATTTGCCCATCTTTTTCATACTGGTAGTATAGGATTCCCTGGTCGTTGCGATTGACCATCGTCTTATTGGGCAACAGCGGATACAAGCCGGCCACCCTGCCCCGGCCATCCCGGATGATCTGGGCATAGGCATTGCCCCATAACAAAAGATGCCCCATCAGTGTTTCGCGAAACACGAATGAGGTCATCTCCGGATTTGGCTCACTGTGGAGCAGATAGTATATTGGATGATCCATGGCTTTTTCTTTGCCGTTGGCTGTATAACGATAAGTGTGCATTGGCAGTGAAGCGATGGTTTCCGCCAGGATTCGGACGCAGGCGTAGACCGCGGTGGTTTGCAGCGCCGTTCGCTCATTGACCGGCTTGCCGCTGAAGCTTGTGCCGAAGAAAAAACTGTAGGCGCTGCCCCATAAGCTGTTTTTAGGACTGGCACGAGATTGAAAAAGCTTTGATAGGAAGGGGATTTTCATGAGTCACCTCCTGAATTTGGGCATGAAAAAAGCCCTGATTCATCATCAAGGCTCATGATTGTTTTTCAATTAATTCATCCTCTTGGAAAATTTTTATTAACTGTATTAATTCATTTTCATGATAATCTTTTTCCAGTTTAATAAATCCAAAAGTTTTATAAAAACCAAGAAGATAAGGAACATCTTTACATTCAAGCATTACAATTCTTCCACCCAAACGCATCTGGCCATCTAATAGCGTATTAAGACAATATTGCATTACTTCGTATCCAGCGATTTTGTCTTTATACAAGTCGTTTTTAGCAACTTGTCCGATCAAAATGGCCGGGAATTCTGTAATTGTCTCACCTTTTATTTTAGCATTAAAGCCATCAAAATTCTTAATTTGTCGATTGGACAAGGATTCGGGTACTTTAAAAACCTGTAGCGCTAAGGTGAAATAAGCTAAAACTTGAAATTCTTCTTCATCTTCATCGAAAATTAAAAAGGTTCTGCTTTTTCCTAACTTTTCAAAAGAAATTGCTCTTTCCCTCAAAAATTTTCCGATATCATCATCTTTACCACACACAAAAATAGAAATAAGTTCCTGAGCTCTGTGCTCATCACTCATTTCTATCAGTTCTCTTAGCGAGATAATATTTGTCTTAACTTTAATTCACCTCGCCGTCTATTTTCAGGCGAGACTAAGGTTCTATCCAATTTCACACTTTTAGTTGGGGTAGAAATTATTTGCACAAATGACTCTACAGCCTTTTTGCTATCTAATGTGAAATCTTTTGTAAATGATGAAGTAGCCATTTTACCCCCCTCTTTCCTATAAGTGCAATTTAAAGTAGAGATCCTTTATAACTTATAATACGTAACAGCCTGAAATATGTCAATACAAACAATTTGATTGCATAACTAATAGTTCCGGACAATCTTTCAACATCATTATATCACACTATTTGTATTCATATTCATGATCATTGTAAAATATTTCTACAATATAAGTATACCTCTCCCATCATACACACTTGTCTCGCCTTTATTTCGTATCGATCGGTCAAGCGCCATGATGGCAGCTACAATTCCGTCAATCTTTTCTACAGACTTTTCCTTGTCCGGCTTGATGTTTCCGGCAGGGTCCTGGCGCATGACCACATTCTGCGCCATCCATTTGAGGACAGGGTTTCCGCCGTGATTGATGCTGCCTTCCATCAGCAACTTATATAGTTCTTTTGACGGAGGAGACATATCCTTATATCCCTGTCCGAAGGGAACAACCGTAAATCCCATATCCTCCAGGTTCTGCACCATCTGCGTTGCGTTCCAGCGGTCATAGGCAATTTCTTTGATGTGGTATTTCTCGCCCAGCTCCTCTATGAACTTTTCAATAAAGCCGTAGTGGATGACGTTGCCTTCGGTGGTCTGAATATAGCCCTGCAGTTCCCACACATCGTAAAGCACATGGTCGCGTCGGCACCGTAGTTCCAGCGTATCCTTCGGCAGCCAGAAGAACGGAAGCACGACATATTTCTCGTCCTCCGCGCGCGGCGGGAACACCAGGACAAATGCGGTGATATCCGAGGTGCTTGAAAGGTCAAGCCCAGCGTAGCACTCTCTGCCATGGAGCGAATCCATGTCGAGGGGAAGATTTCCCCGGCTGTAGATATGCTCCGGAATCCAGCACACGGTCGCCGAGGTCCAGATATTAAGACGAAGCTGTTTAAATACATTCTCTTCCGCTGGATTTTCTAGCGCGTTTTTATATGCTTCACGGACTCGTTCTATGGAGATGGTGTGGCCGAGAGACGGGTTTGCCTTGTACCAGTTGACTTCATCATTCCAATCGTCCGCTTCGGTCAGGCCATATACAACAGGATAAAAAGTGTTGTCTTTTTTGCGGCCTGCCTTGATGTCCAGCGCTTTGGCGTGCAATTCATAACAGATGCTGTTCTTGTCATTTCCTGCTGTGGTGATGATAAAGAACAGCGGCTGCTCGCGAGCATCGCCGGAGCCTTTGGTCAGAACATCATACAGCCTGCGATCCGGCTGGGCGTGTATTTCGTCAAAAACAAGACCGGACACGTTAAGGCCGTGCTTGGTTCCTGTTTCCGCCGAAAGCACCTGGTAAAACCCGGCGTTGGAGTAGTTCACGATGCGCTTAGTAGCGGCGGTAATCTTCGACCGTTTTAACAAAGCCGGCGACATCTGCACCATCTGCTTTGCCACGTCGAAAACAATGGAAGCCTGCGACCTGTCGCAAGCGGCGCCGTACACTTCGGCGCTTGGCTCGTTGTCGGCATACAAAAGATAAAGGGCAATGGCGGCTGCGAGTTCCGACTTGCCCTGTTTTTTCGGTATTTCTATATAGGCGGTAAGAAACTGCCGTTTGCCGTTCTCGCCGACAATACCGAAAAGATCCCGAACGATCTGCTCCTGCCAAGGCAATAGTAGAAACTTCTTTCCTGCCCACTTGCCTTTGGTGTGGCAGAGGTTTTCAATGAAGGCCACCGCCCGGTCAGCCTTTGCCTTGTCATAACGGGAAGTTGCAAGCATGAAGGGAGAAGGCGTGTATTGGTACGACATCATTCACCGCCTCCCAGCAGCTGCTCCATTTCGTCGGCATTGTCAACTGAGCCTTCGCCCGCCGCAATTCTGCTCCGAGCCGAAGGTGTCAGGCCGAACTGTTCGCAGAATTTCAGCATGATTTTTAGGTTTGTCTGGGCGATGGACACCTGCGGCACTTGCTGCAGATAGCCGTTGGGCGTTCGGATCATCGTACCATGTTGGGTGATGAATTCTTCGGCTTCCTTCCATCGGGCATACGCCTGGCAATATCCCGCAAAAGCCGCCATATCCATTTCCGTCAGCAGTCCCATCTGCTCTAAGAGTTTGCCCATACGTTTCCATTCTTTTTTTGCTTCCTCTTCCAGCCACGAAGGGCAGCGCGGGGCTTTTTTATTAGGCTTGGGTTCATTTTTGTTCAGTGGCCGCCTTCCCGGATTGCCTTCCAGTTCCTTAAGAGCGGTCGGTTTTGGTTTTCTTCCTCTCTGCGCCATAAGCCCCTCACCTCCTCTCATCAGCATTCATGGCATGAAAAAAAGACCTCCGAAGAAGTCTTGTGTCTGGTTGTACGAGAAACAGCCCCCGCAAGGGCCGTATCTCAATATGCTATTTCAGTCTATCTTTTTGCACAAATCTTCGCCGTAGACCACGCTCAGGCTACCGCCGTTGTCCCAGGAAACCATAATGCTGCCAAGGTCGTCCACGCCGTTTGCCGTTCCTCGAGTGCCAATGGGTGGCGCCTGTTCGTCATTCATACGCACAAGCTCAACCCTTGTGCCAACGGGATACTGCTTGCGTAGCCGCTCGACTATTTCTCTTTTAACAAACATCGCCATCCTCCTCACACGGGTTTTGTTTTCTGGCCAGCAAGCGGGCCTTATGCTTTTCCTCCTCTGCCGGTGTGCGAAAGGCGGCGCTGCCGGAAAGACGGGCCAGCAGGACTTTTCGGGTCT